TCTGATTGTATTCTTCTTGCTTTAGAGACATATTTATAAAGTTTTAAGTAACCAAGGTTTGTGTATCTAATTGTAAGTCTTTTCTTGCAACCAAAGCAATCAAAATTCAAAGCATAAACTTTACCACAATGCTCAAAGAGTATATCCAATGTTTCATAGTCATGCTTATGGTTGCAATAAGGACAATGGGTGTTGTCTTCTCTAATCCAAGGTAAACCCATTATTGTTCGTTTTTAGGTAAGATTCTAATGCCTGATTTAGTGTATCTTCCAGCAGGTAAGTTGTCAATGTACAAATCACATGAGGTTTCTATTCCAAACTCTTGATGTGGTTCATATACCGATGTGGTCATGATACTCATCTTCTTCGTTTTTAAAAGATAGTTGATACTTATTATCAAGAACATTATAAATGTTAATATTAGGTATATCCTTAAAATCTTCATAATCAGCTATTAGTTGTTTGATTAGTGCGATATTTACCTCTCGCTTTAGGAGTCGAAGCACTTGAATTTTGGCCATGGAGTTTTGCGTATGCTTGGTTTAGTTGGTTTAATAAATTTTGTCCAAACTCGGAGTATGTTACTCCTAATTGATTTGTTTTAAATTGATGCGATTTCATTTTAAAAAAGATAAGAGTTTAAATAATATTGATTTACATCCTCGGTTGGATTAGACCCATAAAACTTATTATAGTTCTCTAATGCTTTACCAACCTTAGTCCATCCTGATTCCCGAAACTCATCTGATACTTGGAAGTATCCTAAACGATTTGTTCCTTTCTCAATGACAATAAATGACATTTTCTTCTTAGTCAAATACTCATAAATTGCAACTTGTGAATCGTAAAAATATTTCTTGGCACTATACTTAAAATCATCGAGTGAACCTGTGGTCTTTAGGTCATAAATATTATCACCATTAATGATGTCACATTTACCTTTCCACATTAACCCTTGGATGTCACCTAAGATTGGCACTTCGTACTTTACACCATTATCCCATACCAACTTAGACAACTCCTTATTGCCTCTTAAAGCATTAACCATCTCATCTACTTCCTCAGCTTCTTTCTTTAACAACAAGAAATTACTATTGTATTCCTTACAAGCATCTTTATAAATATTAGTAGTTCTTGTGGAGGCATCAATTAAGATAAAGTCCTTTAACTTTAATGGTTCTAAACAAGCTGTGTGGAAATAAGAACCTTGTAGCATTGCTAATGATGATTCAGACTTCTTACCAAACATTCTTGGGTTGTGAATTAAAGTTCCAATGTCACTATTTGACAAATAGTTACGACCTATCCCATTATAATACTCTTGGTCGTTCTTTAGTAATTCAATGATTTGTGCGTTATCCATTATTGCTTTAGTTTAACTTGATATTTGTTTTGAAAATATTCTTTGTAGTTACCTTGTGGTGAGTATTCTAAGAAGTCACCTGGAGTGATGTCATTCATCATAAACTCAAGTAATGTGAATATGACATCCCAATGTGCATTAGATAGCACATTTATTTGTTCTTCTAAAATATCTCTATCCTTCATTGTACCATTGTTTAGCTATGAGTTCTAATTCCTCTTGTATCTGAGGGTCATTAATCCTTTTAAATGCGTGAGATTGTACGATAGCTGATGTATATTCTCTTGCTCTATAAGGTAACTTACCCTTCTCGTTTAATGACTTAGCAACTTCTGCGTAGAGTTCTAAGTATCCCCTACTTCGTGGAATAGGGTAAAGTTCTTTTACTTTTGTCATACTATTCTAAATGCTAAAATATTATTAATCGGTATCATTTGAGTAGTAACTAACTTACCCACAACTTTATAAGTACCATCATTTTTATACTCCATAAAATTAATGCTCTCATTACGGAATGGCTCAGGGTGTCTAATAACTACACTTAAATGCGAATCAGTTATCTCAAGAATTTGGGAGGTAACTACTTCCTCCCTTGAGCCTAACTTATAGGTAATTCTTGCGTTCTTGCCAAGGTTATTTAAAATAGTCTTAGCTAATGGATTTAGGTTCTTTACCATAACTAAAATGGCAATGGGTCAGAATCGATTACATCCAACTTAGCCATAGGCTCATGTGGCATTGCAAACTTAGCTTTGTACTCAGGAGTCTCGCTAATCTTATTAGCCAACCACTCAGGTAAACCCATAAACACTTCTTGATTCCAATTAGAGTAAGCTAATACTCTTGATGCGTTCACTTGGTCAGGACAAGTAAGTCCCTTGGGCATTGGTGAAATAGATGCAATGTTAGCATAAGTCTTAGTGCCATCTGCGGAGGCTTTATGGATTACGTTAACCATTGCAGGCACACCAACTAATTTAGTGATGTCAAAGTTAGATGCTTCTGCATCTGAAAAAGGCTTACCTCTCCATGATGAAAGATGGGCTCTAAGGGTAGATTTCTCGTGGAATGATAAAGTATATTCCTTAGAGATAACAAATGGTTTCTCAGGCTCTCCTTCACGAAATACTGAGGTCTCTAAGGGAAGTTCAAAGTCAATGATAACTTTGTGTGCTTTCTTTACTTCGCCTTGGTACACTTGTTCAACAGTACCTACTTCAATCATACCATAGCAACGTGACACATGACTTCCAGACGGGCAAACTTGTTTTGGGGCACTTGACCCACTTGTTTTTGGGATAATAGACATAATTTTAATTGTTTAAATTGTATTGTGTGAGTAATTGTTTAAATTCTTTTTCGGTAATCTTAGTATATTTCTGCTTGATAAAATATGCTTCTATACGGTCATTCTCGCCACCTAAGAGTCTTCTTTCGGTGTGGTTTAAGGAATATACCTCGTAAAATAGATTGTTATAGTCAATCTTTACTGCAAACAAGTTATTTTGATGCTTGTAGTAGAAAAATTTGATTTTCTTTGCCATTAGGTTAATACGATTACGATGTCAAAATGTGGGAAATACAATTCATGGAAACCATTTGTGCTAATGTTAAACTCATAGGCATAAACAATTTTGTTTATATCAAAGTCAGTCTTACGACACATACAAGTAATTGGTGAATCTGATGATTTCCAAAAAGAGATAGTAAAAAAGTCATCAGGTGATGCCCCGATATACTTTAAATTTTGTGTGAAATTTGCGATTTGTTCTTCCATTTTTTTGTTGTTTTTGTTTTGCGTTGAACAAATGTAAACACTAATTATTTATAAACAAATAAAATATTAAAAAAAATTCAATAATTATTTTTTAAAACAAATTAAGTTGGACTTTTGGTTGATAACTTGAATCATATTTTTTATTTTCTCCTTTTGGATATGCTTCAATTTTATAGTTTAATTGATTTAAAAAGGATTTTTTTAATTTGCCTATAAAAAATATGTAACGATGTTTTGAGCTTCTAAATTTTCTAATTGAGTAATTAATATTTTTATCATAATGCCTTGAATGTGTGCCATCTTCATGCCCTATATCTGTCCTTTCCTTTGACTTGCCAGTATAAATCCAATTTGTAGCTTGATAAATATAACCATGATGATACATTCCAGCATCAGCATAGCTAACCAAAATCATATCATCTTTTACCATTTTTAAACATTTAGAAACAAAAAAACTTAAAACATTTTTTTCTAAACCATCATTTACGCATAAGCGATTTAATTCATAAACATATTGACTATTTTCTTTACCACAAATTCCATCACATAAACTTGGACTTGCTGGTTTTCCAATTGTCAATACGCCAATTAAAATATTGTTATTATAAAGACCAAAAGCATAACTAATGCTTGGAATTCTTTTTGCATAATGCTTATTTAACAACCAATCAAGTGTCAAATAGCTTTCTATGCTTAATACCTTATATTTTTCTATTATGCTCATATTAATAGTGCCAAGCCCTTCTTTTCTTATCTAAATATTCTTCTTTTTTTAATTCTGCTATTTCTTCTTCCTGGGAATTAATTACTTTTAAAAGATTCTCAATAACTCTTTCTTTTAATTCTATCTCCTTAGATAGCTTCTCCAGGTACAAGGTAAAGTCCATAGCCTCCTGTTTTGCGTGTAAAATCCAATCTTGAATAGATAAATCATTCCTATCCATTGTCACTCCATACTTCTTATGACCAAATTCTGCCCTTGTTTGGTATTGGTTAATTATAGATTCTACAATACTATCTTTCATTATCGTAAATATTTAGGTCAATATTATAAGTTAATAATAACTCGTTCATTTCCTTGTTCAGCTTCATCTTTTGTTCTTCTTCCATCTCATCCATTTGTAACCCAATTTTAAAAAAGTGTCCCATAATGAATGAAGCATTAACAAATTGGTCTAATACATTACCCATATCTATACCTTCAGAGTTCTTGGACTCAAATACATGGTCAATAGATTTCTCTAACTCTCCTTTAAGTTGATTGCTTAATAACTTAACCTTACGGACATTATTGGAGTTTCTTGCCCATCTATCATCAATAAAATCAGCCATAAAGTTACATAGACTATAATATGTTAAATAGTCGTGTGATTGCTTTTGTGTCATGACAATTTCTTAAATAACTGGTTGACTAAATAGAATGGGAGAGCAATTGTCAGAAATATAATTGCTATGATAATTGATAGAAGCACCCTCCATTGTGGTACTTCTTGGTTTTCGTTTGCGTTCATTTGTTTTGCGTTAGGTTTTATTGTTACTTAAGTGACTCAATAGTCTCGTTAAATCCAATAACATCAACTAAAGTACCATCTGCAAATAAGATAGTTCCTTCGTTATTTGGCCATTGAACTTGTGAGTCTTGAGATAATTGTTGAATTGAATCAATATCTACCCATTGGCAAGTATGATT